ATAAGGACTTCATCAATCATGTTTTCTAAAGTAATTGTCATGCGTTGATGCTCCTTAGGGCAGCAGGTGCTGCTAGTCCAGTGGTCGATGCTAGTTCATTGCAGATACCATCTATATCTTTGAACTTATCACGTGTGCGTGAAGAAGATGCTTTAATGTTTAAGGCTCCAACAGTTGCAAGTCCAGTAGTCCCAGCCCAGACGTTAGCCGCGCCCTGTGCATCTAGATATTTTGCTACATCGGTTATTCCAGCGAGCCTGTTAAGTTCTGCTGTTAAACTGCTTCCTGCTTTGCCTAGTGCCATTATTAACCCTTCGTATAATGCTTTGGTAGTACTAAGTTAGATTTCTTTTCTTCTTTAACTCCGCCAAAGAATGCTTTATAGTAATGCTCATCAAATGAGAATCGTTTCATGTGAGGAACTACTGCACCTGTATGACAATAGACTGGGATATCTGCTTTGCCAACTAAAGCAAAGAAGTAGATATCTTCACCCATAAATGACTTACCCGTTCCAATTTCATTGAAGATAGCAATCTCATTGCCAACTGCTTCAATAATCTTGTCAATTACATTTCGGTGCATAAGAACAAATCCCATACCCGCTGCCTCAACTTTAATAAGTTTGTTCTCTGGCATTGGGTGAACTCTTTTAATTCCAACCACACCATCTTCTGCTTCTGCGAAGTTAAAGATAGTTGGCATCGGAATCATTAAAGGTTCTTCTGGCGTGTCTGTCGTAAAATAAACTCCAGTAAGAATAGGGCGTTCTGCCATATCCTTGTTGTCCCACAGAAGTTTGAACTTTTCTGGGCTGATAACAACATCTGAATCAACCCAGAGTAGCCACTCTGAGGTGTTGTTCTCATACCAGTAACGAATTATCTTTTCACGCTGTCTAGCAATCTGATTGCCTTGACTTCTTAGAGTGGAGGTAAAATTAACGCCAGATTTAAGCATAACGTCTGTAACGCCTTGCATAAACTTGCCATCAACCATACCATTGTCACACCATGCTATTGATACTGTTTCTTGTGCCATTGTCCCCACCTTTTCTAATTACTTATTCTTTGGCTTTGTCTTTGCAGTTGGCTTTGTCTGGTTAGTTGCGCCTGCTGCGCCAAAGGCTGCACTCTTTGTTAATGGCTTCGGCTTAGTTGCTGTTGCTTTTGGCTTTGGTTTAGTTGCTGTTGCTTTTGGCTTTGCAGCGGCAGGTAACTTAATACCCTTAGCCTTTGCTGCTGCTTGCATCGCTTCGTACTGTGTTTGAGATACTGGCTTACCAGCCTTAGCGGTTACGCGACCTGCGGTTGAAAATGCCTTGGTAGAAATCTTTTCACCTGTGCCGAAGAGAGCCTTGCCAACGCCAGACTTTGCAAATTTACCAACTACTGGAGATAACTTTGCTGCTGCGCTTGTGCCCTTACCCCTGCTTGCTGCAAGGAGTCCAATTGCTGCTACTGTTCCGCCAACAACTTTAGCCTTGTCACCCATAGATGAACCTGACTTAGCCTTTGGCTTAGGTGCTGGCTTAGTTACTGCCTTTGCACCAGTTGTAGGCTTTCCAGCCTTACCAGGCATGCCTGAGAATGCGTATGGGCTCTTACCTGGAGTAGCCGCTTTTGGAGCGTACTTGGTCTTTGCTGCTTCAAGGCGCCTTGCGCCGTACATACGACGAACACCTTCTTGGAATTCACTAGCAAGTCCTCCTGCAGGATTGCCGTTCTTTCCAGCAAGTGCTAGGGCCTTTGTCATGCCCAGTCTCTTAATGTCATCAATTGTTTTCTGCGATACTCTAGTACCTGGAGTTACAATAGTCTTCTTTTTCATTGTTGCCATTTTACCATTTCACCTTGTCTGCCCAATATGCGGCACTTAGTTTTCCTTTGGATATATTACTTGCGTGTCTTGCTTTGAAAGACTTTCTACGTGCTGCATTGGCTGCTGTTTCCCCAGCCTTTTTAGGTGAGCCAGAAACGCCTTGTTGTCCAAAGCGTATGGTCTTAATCTGGCTACCTACCTTAGCCACAACAACGTGTGACTTAGTAGGGTGGCTTGGAGTTTTCTTAGGCTTGTTAAAGCCTGCTACTCCAGCCCGAGTCAATCTTGAGTCTTTCACTACTTCTTCTTATTCTTCTTCTGCATATCAGCAATAACCTTACGAAGTAAGGCATCATACTGTGAAGGAGTCATTTGAGTTGGAGCAGGCATTTTCTTAGGCTTTGGTGGGGTAATCTTTCCAGTCTTGCTATTCTTGGTGCCTCCACCTGGAAGCGAAATCTCTAGTCCTGCCATGATTACATACCCTTCTTGCGTACTACTGCTGTCTTCTTTGCTACGCGCTTGGCAACCTTTTTAACTGGAGTTTTCATCCCAGCCTTGCCCATGCCGTATCCTGGTTGGCCCATTTTCTTGCCACATCCACATTTAATACACATTATACTTGTCCAATCTCTTTCATGACTTCGGCGGTTTTTTTAGTTATCTGATGCGCTTTAGGCATCGTCTCTGAGTTATAGGCTTTGCCTATAGTCTCGGATGCTGTATATGCTGCTTCCACATGAGCACGTGTTGTGCCTCCTGGTTGCATTCCCTGCGCTCTAGCATCTCTGTATGACTGCAACTCTGATGTCCACTTCTTGTCAGGGATGTCTCTTGTTGCGTCTCCAGTATTAAGTTGTAAACCTTTAGCCTTACATCCAAAGCACTCATATGGACCGCCACACTTGGTGTGGTCTATTGCCTTGAAATCTTCTGATATGAATGGACTCTCTGATATTTCATCGCACTTAGTACATCCGTACATTGCTACATATGAAACCATGTCGCCATCTATTAAGTTGTATCCCCACTTTACTACTTTTGTAATGTGGTCACATTCACTGCGCTGTAAAGTTTGCTTCCGTGACATCTACGCCCCCTGCAATTAGTGCTGCCTTTGTTGCATCATCTACTGTGTGCTCATAGCCACCACGGTAAACTTCTTCATATTCAAGTAAATCTTCATCTACTGGATAACGTGCCTGGTAGTACTCGCCATCGCTCTTTACGATTGTAATGCCCTTGCGTAAATTGGCAAAGTAAAATAATCTATGTCCTCCAGATGGACCTTCTAGTACATATGGTGGTTTGAATGTCCAGTTTGCCATGTTACTCCTTCTAATGGATTTACTGCTAAGCAGGGAGATTTCTCCCCCTGCTCAACCGTCAATCAACTATGCGATTGATGAACCTGATTCGATTCGGTATAGTGCTTCTTCGCGGTAGCGAGCAAAGCCGAGTACGCCGTACCAACCCATTGGGCGGTGACGCATCAACTTGTCAACTACTGGTCCAATTACTACATGTGGCTCTTCGGCAACTGCTTCTGCAAGTGCTTGCTGTCCAGCAATAATTGTGCGGTAGTTACGAGCAGATGATGCTCCGTCTGTAGCATTGTACAAACGTGGTGACTCTACGAAGTATGCACCTTCGTATGTACCAATTTCTCCCGCCCAGATGCGGTCCTGTGAAGAACCGTATTGGTTAGGAAGAAGCCATCCTGCTGAACCTGTTTCTGCACGAAGGTCGTGTGAAACTTCTGGGTGGAGACCAGCCCAGTATAGTGAGCCCTTGCGAGCAACTGCCTTGTTAGCACGCAACTTTGCAACAGCCTTGCGGATGTTAGCAGAAGAAAGTGTAGCAGCAGCAGTAATTGTTGCTGTTGATGTTGCAGTTGAACCTGAGTAGATTACGTTTGTTCCAGCACGCAATGTTGCCATTGCTACTGCATCAATTGAATCTGCAAGGTTAAATGCGATAATGTTAGCAATCGCTGGGTCTACATCAGCAAGGCTGAAGAGTTCCAAAGCACGTGTTACAAGAACAGAGTTACCGTACTCGTTAAGAGTAATAGTAACAGATGTTGGTGTAGACATTGCTACTGCATCTGGGTCAACTGTCTCTGTGAGAGCAGATGTTGCTGCTGATAGGTCAACGTAGCGTTGCAGAACTACTGTTGAGCCTGGAATGCTTTGCTTAGCAGGACGCTTATCTGCGACTGAACGAATGAGTGGCTCTGAACGGAGCGCAAACTCGAGAAGTCGGTCATAAGCCTTCTGTACTAAACCAGCAGACCCAGCGGTTCCTCCGAGGTTATCGGAGGCTGTGGATACGTATGCGTTAGCCATTTAAGGTTATTTCCTTTTTTAGTAGTTAGAAACTATGATTAGTTTTGTGCGCCGTAAATCATGTTGATAATCTCTTCTGCGGATTCCGCGTTAGCGATTCTCATTGACATGTCTTCGGCTCGGTCAGGTGTTGTTGCACCCTGAGTAACCAAGTCTTGCTGGCGTAATGCCGCACGATTTTGGCTGTTTACTTCGGGCGCATCCTGGCGAACTTCTAGTCCAAACAAGTCTGCATTATCATCGAGCCAGTTAGTAACTGACTCCTCGTTAATATCATCCAAGTCTTTTAAGACTAGTCGTAGTGCTTTAGGATTAACACCGTTCTTTTCTAGGGTTTCTTTGACGATTCTCTCACGTTGTCCTTTGGACAAAGTCTCGAGTTGCTCTGTGAGGTCTTTGATACGTTTTTCGTCTGCACGCTTGGCTTTACGCAACTTCTTTAAGAGGTCGCTTCCGTCCATTTGTGAATCCATTTCTGTATCGATATCTTCGTCTTCGTCATCCCAGTAGTTGTTGCTCATAGCAACCACCCTTCTATTCGTTGTAGTCGCAAGCCTCAGTGGCTAGTCGGGGAACTAGGCTGGCTCTTGCTATCGGTCTAATACGCTGACGGGGCCGATGGGTCCGTTCAGGATTCTAT